CTGCCACCAGCTCTGAGGATGAAATACGAGTTCAAACATGATCTTCTGTTTGTGAACTGCACACACAGGAAAGTAGTGACGGTCTTCGACTTCCTTGCGGAGCTCCGTCTTTCCATATTTGCGTGAAAAGAAGAATGAGAGTGGAACTATAAACCTGTTTGAATATTGATAACTGGAGGGGGCGGAGATACCGGGTGTAAACTCCTGCGACATGTTTTGAAGCACCAAGTTACCCTTCTTGGATTGTGGATCCAGGTATAGAGACTCGTGTATCATCTCCCAGTCGTCAGTGATTTCTTCAACCTTGATGTCATCTACATACATCGTAATACTTTTAAGAAATCCACGACCAAGTGGGGTGGTGTAGTTTACGTGCTCCGTTTCCTTGGCCGGTAAATCAATTTTTAAATAGAGATTTGTGAGCAAGTCTCCTATATTCTTTGGATCATACTCAACTTTGACAGTCTGGTTGAACGGCCATCCAGCCGCGCGACCTGGATTAAGAACGTTTTTCGTCTTATGAAACTTTCTAAATTCTGAATGTTTCTTCACATCTTGGTAATTAAAAAAAGTTTTCTCTGGGTCTTTGGATAACAAGTAAGTGTCCTGTTTTCCAAAAGCTTTCAAGGAAAGATTAGCAGCTTCACCCATACTTACTATTGTTTACATATTTTTAATATCATTCCTCCACATGTCCAAAAACCCCATGGCTTGCAGTTGAGCGAGTTCCCTCTCCAGTTTATCAGATTCATCGATGAGAGCTTTGACTCGTTCTTCTGTGTAGTCGATTGTTTTAATGTGCAGGAGGTAATCGTATGAACTGTCAACCTTGGGGAATGTCTGACCGATTTCGTGTTCGAGATCCTTTTTCTTCTTCTTGAAGACAACGATGTCACCGTCAACCACCTTCTTGACGAATTGGGCGCGGTAGGAACAAATGTCTGACCTCTTCTTCGTGCTTTCAATCAGATACGCCTTACGCTTAATGTAATACTCCACACGGAGATCAATAAAATCAGACAAGATTGACTCGGCGTTTTCATACTTGCAGATACCCTTGGTGGGATGGAAAAGATGCATGTTCGTGTCTCGGATAGTCTTTTGAAGTTTGAGATCCTTCACAATGTCCTTACCAACGTATCCTTGGATGAGAAAGTCGACAGACTCTGTGGTGCTGTTATTTGTGAAACTTCCAATCATCTTCTTCTCGACGAGGCTGTCCAAGTATTCCTTATAGTCCTGAGTCCACCTTCCGGGAGGAAGCTCCGTGACCTTGACGGTAGTTCCCACGACCTGCCAAACACCTTCAGTAACCCATCCTCCGGTTTCATCCTCAAAAACACGACCCTTAAAACCCTTAAACCAAGGTTTCATTTTCTTGAGTTCCTTACCAGACGTGAAGAGTAGAATATTTTCCCTAATGTCGTCGGGATTGAAGGGGGGAACGTAGCAGCTGAATCCCGTCCCGATTCCTTCAGTTCCATTGACCAGCACAGTGGGAATGACCGGCATGTAGAACTCGGGTTCGATTGAGCGCCCATCATCATCGAGATACGTGAGAACAGCGTCATCCTTGGGATCGAAGATCTTCCGTGTGTCATTAGACAACCGTGTAAAAATATACCTCGTCTGAGACGCGTCCTTACCACCCATCAAACGAGTTCCAAACTGACCACAGGGTTCGAGAAGATTGATGTTGTTTGATCCAGTGTAGTCGTTCGCCAACTTGACGATGGTCTCGGCGAGAGAAACTTCACCATGGTGATACGCACTCTTCTCGGCCACATACGCCGCGAGTTGCGCGACTTTCATCTCGTCCCGCAAATTCTTCTGAAAACAGGAAAACATCACCTTACGCTGGGAAGGTTTGAGACCATCAGCCACATGTGCGATGGAGCGCTTGAGATCAGCGAGACTGAAATTGACTAGATCCTTGTGGACAAAGTCAGTGATGGCCAACTGCTTCACGTTGCCGTAAGCCACCTCCAGTTCACCCGCTTCCTTAGCGGTGCTCTCGAGAAGCCACGTCTTTCTCGCATCCGCTTTCTTCTTGTCAAACGCGAGGATGATGGACTCATCGGTCATGGTGTCCACATCAAATTTGACGGTGAGATCTTGAATCTTCTTGAAATATTCACGTGCCTCGGCGCTGGTGCTGGTTCCCAAACCCTTGTAGTATTTGATTTTCCAACCAGATTTACCACTTCCATACCAAGACCGGAACGCTGAATCAGTGTAAAAAGACTTCGTCTCAGAACCCTTCGTAGCTTTGATGATAGGCGTGACCATGCTCACGACAAAGTTGAACTTGAGAAGAGATGGCCAAAAGTAGTGGAACATGTTGAGAATGAGACCCTTGATATGAGAACCATCGTTGTCCGCGTCAGTCATGATCATGAGGCGACCGTAGCGAAGCTCTGAAACATTGGTATACTCCTTACCTTGCTGGAGACCCAAAATCTTCTTGAGATCATTGAACTCCTGGTTAGAGGTGAGCTGTGCCACAGAGGAGTCCCTCACGTTCTTACACTTACCACGGAGAGGGAAAACACCATAATGGTCTCGACCCACCACCGAAAGACCCGCCACAGCCAAAGTCTTCGCAGAGTCACCCTCAGTGACGATCAGGGTGCACTTTCCCGATTGTGCCGTGCCAGCCTTGTTCGCGTCATCCAACTTGGGGATCCCAGTGATTTTGGACTTACGAGCACCATCCGTCTTCTTGAGTTCCTTCATCTCCTTGAATTTTGAGAGCGCTGTGAGTTCATCCGCGATACCAGTCTTGAGCGCGTTCTTCACAAAGTTCTTTGGAGGCTCAAACTTTGAACCAAAGTCAGCAGCCTTTGAGGTGCATTCAGACTTCACCTGACTCGAGAAGGTTGGGTTCTCGATGGTCGCCTTCACAAAGATGGTAAAGGCGTTCTTCACCTGTTGTGGCTTGAGCTTAATCTTCTTCGCCATGTCCTCGATGATCCCGTTGGCGATGAGGTTCGCCGCATGATCCACGTGGGTGCCACCTTTCATGGTGCAAATACCGTTGACGAAAGAGACTTGCTCGAGTCCGTTTTCAGATGGACCAATACAGACCGACCAACGGTCACCAGACACAGAGGCGACATCTTGGACGCCTTCATGCATCTTGGCATAGGCTTCAAAGTTCTGTTTGGGGAGAACGTCCCCATTGAACTTCACCTTGCAGTTTTGTGTTGTGCAGATGTTGGCATCCCAAACCCTCTTTTGGAAAATATTGTAGATGGTATCGTCCATCTTGGACATCCCAAACCTCTTCCACTCGGGTGTGAATGTAATGGAGACCGACGATGTGGCACCGGAATGTTTTTTGATTTTTGGGGGGTCACAGATGGTCATGTTCTTCGACCATTTTTGGGTATAGGTATGCTTTGTCTCATGATCCTTGATGATCACCGAGAAGTCGCTGGAATAAATATTGGCCAACTTGGCACCATAGCCGTTGCGACCACCCACGATGCGCTTTTGTGTGTCATCATAGTTGGTGCTCGTGAGAAGGTGACCAAAGACAAGTTCAGGGTTCCAGAGACCCTCTTTTTCATGCATGCGAACACCAATACCACCGAGGGGTCCGTTGTTCTCGATAGTCACCGAGCCCACATTCTTATCGATGCTGACAGAGATGGAACTAACCTGCTTGGGGTGGAGAGAGTTGCGGTCGATGGCGTTGACCAGGATTTCATCAAAAATTTTCAAGAGAGCTGGGGAATACTTGAGGTTCTTCTTCGTGAAGGTGGACCCATTGAGAATCCAGTAGGGTTCAGAACCCTGCTCGACTGGACCGACATACGAGTCAGGTCTCTTGAGAATGTGTTCGATGTGGGTGAGCTTTTGAACTGATTCCATGAATTTATTACAAATCTAATCTCTAACTTAGGTGCGATAACTTCTGGACATATGAAACATTTCGAGGGCGACTTCATCTGGATCAACATTAAAAAATTCACCGTTTGGTGCTCTATGGGAGGCAAAATGATTGTGTAACCGTCTTTCTAAATCCCTGGCATGTTCGGTTGTCGGCATGAGACGTGAATAATACACATGAAATCTTTCTGGAACACTAGAATTCAACACACCAAGTCTTTGGTTGACGTTTTGAGAAAAGCCAATTTTGACAGGTGCAAACGAAGGATTTGTGAGTGCATAAACAGTTGTAGGTGGCATTTAAATAAAGGACATAGAATTCTTTAAGCTATGTAGTGGATCTACTCACAGTCAACTTCAAGAGGTAGGAGACCAATGACCTCCATGGTGAGACCTTCTGTGAAAAGCCTGTGAGGCTCGGGCCCGTCAAGCCAGCACGGACATTCATTATCGTTGGCGTTACTAAGCATGTCTTCCATGGCAGATTGTCGCTCGGCCCACATATCTGAACGGTCTTGGTTAGCTTCTTCATCCCAGAAGTCTGACTCACTGGCAGCTACGGCTCGATCTTCACAGGAGTTCTTCGTCCCATGTGCAAAGAAGTACACGTAAAGTGTGTCAAGCCAGAACATGGTGATCTCGTCCCGTCTCGCTTGGCGCAGTGCGGGCCATCTACCCTTACTGCCACGGTTGAGCAAACCTGCCAGGTCGGTGAAATGATCTTTGACAGTGCCCACAGAGGGGGGAAGTTTCTTCACAACCGTGTCCATGTCTCGCGAGAGTTTGGGGGTTGCCAGTTGTAGGCGACCAAGGACCTTCAAGAAGTTCTGGAAAGCGGATGAGCGCTCTATAAGGGACTTGAAGACCCTTCGGCCGACAGTGTGGTCTCTGAGCCACGTACCGACGTCATTCTGGATTTCGAGGAGTGGACCCATAACCACGATTATTTTAAAAAAATGGAAAGCTGGGACGGGGTGAAAATTTTTCAGGTGGTCAGTTTCATTATTTGGCGCACAGGGGTGCCTGGCACGTGGGCCCGATCCGGGGTGTGTTTGTATGGGTATTTAGTCTAACCTGTAATTTTCGACGAAAATTTGGCAGGGTGTCGGGAGTTGCTTCCGGTGCGTGTGGAAGTGACGAACTTCGAAAAATCGTAGCTCCTTTTATTACCTTGATTTTCAAAATTCCTCATGTGGTACTATTGCACTAAAATGTTCCTACGAGTAACATTCCATGTATAAAATAACACGGTCTTCCTTTGAGGTATTTTCTGCCCAGTGAGGAACAACCGCACTAAATACGAGATGCTTGCCGTCTTCTTCGCTGATGTTTCCAAGTGTGTCATGATAGAGAGTGGAACCGGGTGGGCATTTGAGACCGAGGTGATACGTGAATTTGTACTTTTTACCTACGTGGTCGACATGTTTCTTCAGTTTCACACCACCTTTCATTAAGGAAAAGCCCGCGATGTGCACCCCACCTTCAATCTTGGAGAGAAGTTCGGAAGTTTTCGGACACATGCTACAATTTCCAGGGATGGGGGTGCCCTCCCAAATCAAAGGCCAACTTATCCATGAATCTTGGACATGGTCCTGACCACCCTTCAACCAACCACACCCACCATTCGCATACTTGGATATCACCTCATTCATCACCGGAGAACCCTCCCACGCACCAGTTGGTCGGGGAATATCGCTTATGTATAGGTCACGGGGGAGGGTGTCATACTCATCTCGTATGCATTTCCAGTAGGTCTTGAGGTCTTTTAATTCCATTTTATTTCTCAAGTGTGCCATCTTTAACTCTTTTCGCTGAAACTCACTGAGAAATTTTCTAACCTAAAATAAAGAGATGTACTTCTACTTTGTGGTGGCCATCTTTATATTGATTGTCATCGTGCAAAACAAATCTAGAGGTATTAGTCACTCCATCGATAAACTCGTCAGACAGTCTGCACGATACGCCACGGCCGCACAGCAAGACAAGTCCCCCATGATCGCAGTCTTACACGCCAACTACGCGGCGGCGTATTTATACGCACTCAAAGATATAGCCACCAACGCACAGATCCACAACGCCACTGGCATCGACGTGAAGAAATTCACAGAACATATCGTCAATGTCCAAGACTTTGTCACGAAGAAGACGAGTGAGAGTTGTCCGGAATTTGTTGGTCAGGTCGATGTGTATCTCGCAGAAATTGGAGGTGAAGCTTGAGCACCTAAGTTGATCATATTTTTGTAAAAATCTAAGTTCTTCAAAATGGAAGTCATCCGTGACGAAGTCTGGCAGAAATGTCTCGCTGATGCGATGAAGATGTATCGCATCAGCGAACCAAATGATAAGTGTTACAACTTAGCAGATGCAACGTGGAAGTGTAAAATGTCCTACAAAAAGCACGAGATGAAGAAGAATGAGCGAAAGGTGGTCGTCATTGACAAGCCCCCCGAAACCAAAAGTGCACAGCGCACGACGAACAAAACCTGCGCCGCTATGACTATGGCTGGTAAGCCCTGTTCGTTTAAGGCTGTGTGTGGTGATTTCTGTAAGAAACACAGGATCGACAAGAATGAGATGGGAGTCAAAATTAAAATCCAGGGGTAGTATAGAACAATGTTAGATCAGGATAGTCTTAGACCTGTTATAATTTCAATGGCTCTTTACATCACTGTGTGCACCCTCGTCCCGATACTTTTCAAGAAGCCTACTGGCGTCCAAGTCATTGATGACATCACTCTCTCGATCATTCGTCAAAAGGAAATGTTAATGAGTGGCACCATCATTGTCGGTCTCATTACCCTTGGAACCAATTATATTCACGATGAACTCATTTAAAACATTCTCCCTTCCAACCAGAGCCCTTGTGTGCGTGTGATCCATGACGCGCACCCGCTTTTCATACGCGTCCCTCATGAACCCTAAAAGTTGATCAAAGTTTGGTTTCCCCCATTCCATACCCTTTTGGAAGAGGAAATCATCTTGCTCCAACTTTTCGAGTTCACAGTCGATGAGATATGGTGTCTTGATGTATTCGGGCGCGCCCCCATAATTTGTGATGATGACCGGCTTATCGCGCATAGCCGCTTCCACCGCACCCATACCAACACCCTCAGAGTGCGAGAAACTCACATAACAATCTGAGGTGTTATGAATCTCGTCCAACTTTTCCTCAGATACTAGACCGTTGATGACTTCAATACGAGGAAATTGAATATCGATGTTCTGATTACACGTGGCTTTCACGACCAGGCGTGTATTGGGTTCATTTAAGCGCACGAACGCTCTCACGACTTCCGTAAAGTTTTTACGCGGGTCCATCACATTTCCTATATGGTAGAAAACGTAGGGTTTCTCCTTTGGGGGTGGGATGTGGGCGTGAATCACATAAAAGTCATTCTTTGGGAACTGCCGTGAGAATACCTTCTTACAAAATTCACTCGGGACCGCGACCCGTTTAAATTCTTCCATGATGAGACCATAATCCGCGTGCACCGTTTCCGTTTCGCACACCGTCATACAGGCCAGGTTTTTGACGCGGGATCGTATGTAGTCGATATGTTTCAAATGCTCGTGAATTGGAAGGAGAAAAATGAGAGCATGATCCACATCTGGGAGTTGACTACCGATTAGGAAATAATCACAGTTGAACATCTTGGCATACTTCTTCGCGTGTTGACCAATCCCACTCAGTAACGCGGGGCCGATGATGATCATTAGGTTAAAAACAAATCTTGTTTTTATATATAGTACCATGAGTTCTCTCCGTGAAGAAATTCTCCAGGAAATGCAAACCCCCCGTGTAGACAAGAAACGCCTCTTTGATCTCCTTTTGAAGGTTGTGGACAACGGTGGTGGTGCGGGGGGTGTTGGTCCCCAGGGTCCCCCCGGCCCCGCTGGCCCCGCTGGCCCCACTGGCCCCTCCGGCCCCGCTGGCGAGTGCAAGTGCAAGTGTGAGACGGCCGCCAAGAAGCCTGCCACTGCTACGAAAAAGACCGGTGCCACCACCAAGAAGAAGACTGTGGCGCAGTAAACAGTTATAAAGTATTCTTCGCAGATATAGATATATGTTTGCCATTTGTCGCACACCCACCCGTATTTACAATTCGTCCGATAAACAGCGGAAACATAAATACGCCATTAATAAACCAGTGCCTCAGGCAGAACCCAGATGCAAGAAGTATCAAGTCATCGAGACTGTAAAGCTCAAAGATATGAGGGATCAGATTGCAAAGTATGAGCGCGCGGAAAAGAAAATTAGACTACTCTCGTCATGGGGTTTGAGATCTACAAAATCTTCACTAGGCGACCTGCGTGGAATACTGGAGACACTAGACGACCTCTATGGAGATGACGCCTTTGACAAAGAGGAGTAGGAAGCGCGTGTGGTATGATTCCACTTTTGTATATAGACCCCAAAAATAAACCACCAGATACAATACGTGTGGGTAATACTCCAAACCTCGTCGGAAATGTGTAGATTCCATTTTCAATATCATCATTTACATCTTCAATGTCAGCCATATTTGACACACTCGTAGCCAAAAGACCCATGGCTATGACTTGATCTTGAACAACCTCTGTATGAGCTATGAGATGAGGCACCACACTGATAGCTCCTGCCCAAAAGGTTCCCACGTAGAATGGTTTTAGTAAAGGTAGATTTTGTTTGAATGAGGGATAGAGAAGGATGGCGAGTATTTCAGGAGCGACATATTTTGTCTGGTCAGAATACCACAAGATCAGATTAGCGGTCAAGAGAGCCGCGGCAATAGATTCGGGTGTATCTTCCGTCTTTCCATCCAGATACCTGTCCGCCCCGTAGGCCCACCTCGCCGAAGCCATGATGTACAGGAGGGGCAAAGGTTCCAATGGGGTTCCTGAGCACAAAGCTAATATAGACATGATAGTTCCAACCCCTACACCGGGTAACATTTCTATATTAGAGAGTAGCTGTCTTTAATTATCTCCATAAAGGTCCAAAATATCTTTGATGATGGGAGATCTTTCTATGTCTCCATGTTCGAATACTACTGTGTCGATTCTCTTTGACGGTTTGTTCTTAATCCTCTCGTATATATCTTTAAGACCGTTTTCGTCATACTTTCTGTCATGTTGGTTCAGGTCTCCGGTTATGACCATTTTACTGTCTTCACCGATGCGGGTCAGTAACATTTTCATCTGGTTAGGTGTTGAATTCTGCATCTCGTCCGCTATGATGAAAGAATCTTTGAAGGTTCTTCCTCTCATGTAAGCCAAGGGGCAAATTTCAAGGATTTTTTCTTTAATCATGTATTGGATATCTGTCTGACTGAAATGCTCTCCAAAGATATCCATTATGGGTCTGATCCAAGGATCCATCTTTTCTTCTAGAGTTCCGGGAAGGTATCCGATATCTTCTTCCACGGAAACAACCGGTCGGGTCATTATTATCTTCTTGTACGTCTTGTCGTTGTATCCGTGTATGGCGGACATACACGCTAACATCGTCTTCCCCGTTCCCGCTGGGCCAATCGCGAAAATCATCTGTTTGCTCGTGCTATACAACATCCGGTTGTAGTCTCGCTGCCGATCATTTTTAGGAATTATGTCAGGACTTTCAAAATGTATCTCCTCTTCGTAGTAGTCCGTTTCATAAGATGATGAGAGTGAATATTTCAACCGACGACCCTTTTTCCCTCCCATACTTTTTACGCAGAAGATTTATTCACCCACCATATAAAGCTACTAAATAACATGACCAAAATAACCACGAGAAGACCAAAGGAATATTTCTTTGGGGTTTCCTCTGGAGGTTTGTCAGGAAGCTTTTGGACATTTTCGTTGAGCACGTCAATCTTTTTGAGTAACTTTTCCAAAGCTCTCAAAATCTGAAGTTCGCGGTCCTTTGGCTTCTCCTTCACATTCACAGTGGTAATCTCGAGGACCATATACCACTTGGCATCCGATTGAAGTAGAGTGTAGTCACCGTCATCTTGAGATTCGTAAATTTTGAAGTTTAGTTTCTTGATGGAGATGGGATTGAAGTAATTGGTCTTCCTATGGAAACTCTTCCACTGCTTGTCACGTAAAACCAAGCCACTACTTCCCGTGAAGTGTCTCTCGAGAGGAACCCTCGCGAAGACCTGTCCCTGACGTTCATCCAAAAGTTGTGCCACTTTGGGAACCTCTGGACATATGATGTCTACATACTTTGCCACGTTCGTGTTCAAGTTGGCGTCATTCTCCCCAATCTGTGTGATGTAGAAATCAACCATCTTTATACCCAGCACACGACTCATATCTTCTACATGTGTGTTCGATTCCAGAGCCAAGTCTAATGAGAAGGTGTTGTTTGTTCCATTGACAAAGCTAGAATCGATAATAATGTACTGAGTCTTCTTCGGGATATCGTCTAAAGACATTCTATTTTAATACAACAAAAAAAAGTCTAAAGTACTAACATATGGATTATTATAACTATTACAATGAACCGGGGTTTTTTAATCAGCACGGGATAAAAATTGGCATCGCCGTCATTATTATCATAGTCATACTTGTGTTCTATTTTACGAGAAAATCTGGAGGGGATAAGGTGGTTGAAGAACCCACCACAGATGATGAGGCATCAGATGCACGCAGAGCGCGTTTGGCGGTCGAAGCGAAGTTCAAAAACCAAGTCACGGACCCGTCTCCGGGAGTGTTTGACACGGCCGCGAAGATGTCATTCAATACGTTGAACGCGAACAGGGATGAGATGATAACACCGGATGAAATTCCAGACGGTGACCTCAAAGAGGAAATTCTCGGCTACGATGTAAATGGTGATGGTAACATCGATTTGGATGAGTACAAAGAGTATTTTAAAAATCGCAAGAAAGAGTAAAGATGATCGCTATGCAAGTAATGAGACCACGTGTCGTTCACACGTACGCTAAAAAGAAAAACTTTACATCCCCGAGAGAAGCACCAGGAGAGGGTAGAAGGCGTGCCCCAAATCGAAAGGAAAATGAAGACTCCAAGAAGGGTGTAGAACCTCGTAGAAAAGAAGTTCATCCCATCAAAAAGTTTCTGATGGACGTTTTCAAAATCGAGGAGATCGATTATGAAAAGTTCCGTGAAGAGAACATGTGGGCCATT